TTAAGCTTTTTTCTTTTGCCATCTTTAAAACTTCGTTTATGAAATCCTCCGAAGATTCAAATGAGTCAAATGGATTTTTCTCCATCCCTCTCTCCCTTCTCTTTTTCTGTCCCGCTTTTCAAAGCACATTTTGTTCTTAATGTGTACTTCGTAGTTCTTTATGTGTTCATTATAGAGTTTAATGTGGTCATCTGTCAAGAAAAAAGTTTTCATTCAGAACTTTATGTGGTATTATGTTGCCAAGGAGGTATAAATATGGAACCTATAAATTCACGATTTAAAATGATCAGAAAAGAATTGAAATTAAGTCAAGAAGGTCTTGGTAATTCATTGGGACTTTCTAAATCAGGCATTTCAAATATTGAAAACGGTATGCGCAATGTTACCGAAACACATATCCGACTTTTGTGTTCAGAGTTAAATATTAATGAAGAATGGCTTCGTACCGGCAGAGGTAAAATGTTCGTAGAAACTGATGAATCAATCCTAGCTGAGTTTACAAAGGAATATAAACTCGACGATCTTGACCGGTCAATTATTGAAGGGTATATGAATCTATCACCAGAACAGCGTGCAGTCATTAAAAGCTATGTAATGGGCGTTGCCGACAAATACGCTGAACTTGATAAAAAAGAAAAGAAATCGACCAGCAAAGTTGTTACCTTTGCAGCACATAAGGATGATGATTCAGATTGGACTGAAGAAGAGGAAAAAGAGATTGATGCATTCAGCAAATTAGCTGATGAACTCAATGGGGATGAATAGAGTACAACGACATATTGAAGGTGATGCACATGTACGAAAAGCTTATAAGAGAGAATAAGCACCTTAAGATCAGAGAAATCGATATGAGTATTAAGGGGTTATATAAGAATGGAGTTATCGGCATTAGCTCACGCATTGACACCAACGCAGAAAGAACTTGTATCCTTGCAGAAGAGATCGGTCACCACGAAACAAGTTATGGTAATATTCTCAATCAGAAAGATATCGTTTCAGTAAAACAAGAAAAACGCGCCCGAAGACGTGCTCATGATCTATTAATTGAAGTTAATGAACTTCTTGCAGCATATAAAGCTGGTTGCCGTAATCGTTATGAAGTGGCAGAGTTCTTAAATATTACTGAACAGTTTTTAGAAGAGGCCTATGCAGAAATGAAAGAACGATATGGAATGTACCTGGATACAGAAGAATACATAATCTATTTTGAACCTATTGCATTTATGAGGAAATTCAAAACTAAAGAGGAGTGATTGACAATGAAACGTTTAATGTTATTCTTATTTGGACTTATTTTATTTAATATCCCATCATTTGCGGATGAGACTAGTCCACTTGATTATGATTTAGAAACCCATAATCATTTAGATTATTATATGTCTTTAAATGGCAATAATGGTTATATTGATATGCGTACACTTTACATTGATGATGATGTCATAGACAGTGAAAATGTTCATATACTGCGGAACACCCCTTGGGATGATGAATATATGATCTATTACACTGGTACAACTGAAAGTTATCACATTACAATATTAGATTTAGATACTTCTGATTATAACGAAATTGTTTCATTCACATATAAAAATCATGTATATACAAATACACGCGAAGCTTGTTATAAACTCTTCGGAGATACCAGATTACTAACATCAAAGCTTGAAGTTAACGATCCAGGCGCATTCAGCATACAGTGGTACACTGAAATCTTCGGTACTACATATACCGATTGGTATGAGGAACAACTTATACGCGCTGATCTCAGTTCTTTACTTCAAAGATACATCGATCGATACATTAGCAAATCAGACGAGAAGATGACTGACCGATATGCAATCAAAAATGGGTTTACCTATCTAAGTGACTGGTATGGCGAAGAAGAATTTTCACAACTCAACATGAACTTAGACTACAGTGATTTTTACTCAACTTTAAATTACGATACAATGTTACTTTCAACTACAGGCAAAATTTACTTAAATGATGACTTAGGAAATACCCTCTTAACTTTATATGCGGATTCTGAAAATATGAACGAAACAGATTTTTATTATTACTTCGAAGATAATGGAATACATATGCGCTTACACTTGGTAGGCGGACTCACATCTTCAAGTTATAAGATAGAAATTAAAGGTGACGATCTAATTAATTTCTTAGGAGAGTCTTCCTTATTACTTACTTTATAATCATAGGTGGTGATGAATTTGGCTAAAAGAACCAACGTGACAATAAACGGCAAAGACTACTACAGAACCCGCTTGAAAGTCGGAGAGAAACCTAACGGCAAACCTGAGTATAAAGTTTTCTATGGCAAAAATAAAACTGAAGCTCTGAAACTAAAGGCTGAATATAAAGAGGGGTTAAGCTCTAGTATTGATTTGAATAAAGTCACTTTTCACGATTTGTTTCATCAGTGGCTCTTTGAAGTGAAGCGTGCTGGCATAAGCGCTAACACCTTTACTAAGAATGAATCACTATACAGAAATCATGTTCAAAACATGTTGTTCATTCAGCAGCGCATCATTGACGTGCGTTCTCTCGATATTCAAAAAGACTTCAATAAAATCAAATCGGCAAGCATCGCAAAAGAGGTTCGCATTTTACTTAACTCATTTTGCATATATGCAGTTAATGAAAAATATCGCGCAGATAATCCTATGCGCGGTGTTCTTTTACCTAAGTACGTACCCCCAGCAAAGAAACTTTTTTTAGAGAAATCGGAGTTTGAACATTTGGTTAATTCTATGAAGTCTGATTTTACTTTGTTCAAATATGTATTTGATGCATTCCTGGGTTTAAGAATTGGAGAACTTGCTGCACTTCAAATCAATGATGTGGATCTTGAAAAACTAAATGTCCATATTTCCAAAAGCATATCTAGAATACCTATCGAAGTAAATGGAGAAAGAAAACGTGTCGTTCAAGTAGGACCCACAAAAAACAGAAAAGATCGCGATGTGCCTTTACCCTCTAATTTGCTTCCCTATGTGAAAAGGCAAATAGAGCTCGTAAAAGCTAAACATCGCGACCTTGGTATAAAATATACACCTAACGCTTTGCTCTTCCCTAGATTTGATCTAAGCCATCTAGACAAGTCAAACGCCAACGTCACTTGGCTATCTGTACAAAAGCGATTAGGTATTGAGCCTGTATCATTTCATAAACTGAGACACACATTTGCTGTTATGCATATTGAACTCGGCACACATCTTAAAACCATAGCTGAATTAATGGGACACTCCAACACTAAAATGTTAGAGGAAATATACGCTCACATTTCTGATGAAACAAAAGAAAAAGCCATGAACAAACTTAATTCTTACACCAATCTATAACCAAGTGGTTAAATAGTGGTTAATTTTTGAACCAAATGTATAGAAACACTGCATTTGGTTGATTTAGAGGGTATACTAACATTCTTACTCATTGTAAAAAAACCATTATTATATATAGTGATATTTTTAAAAAACTCTGTATTTCCAATGGTTTTAATGACAAAATGTAAGTATCATATATATATCAATATTAAACCAAGTGGTTAAATAGTGGTTAAATTATTCAATCGATAAACGAATGAGCAACTTCAACATTATATATGAAGCTATGCGCTGAATCAATTTAAACATATAAGTTTTTCATATAAAACACAAGTGTTTAGACCCCTGTATAATAAATTTTATAATTTTTCCGTTTTGTATAATTAATTGCGCTTTAATTTATTTTGTAGTATTATTTCTATAAATGAATATATTTGTAAATCGATATGGAGGGTTAAATATGAAAGATCTAGCACTGGCAGCAACCATGGAATGGACTTTTACACAAGAGACAACTCCACCTAAAGAAATTCAAGATGTCTTAATAACTGGTGAGACTGTTGAAGCCGCATACAAGACCATACGCGATGTGGCCGTTGTCACAAATAAGCGACTTATAATCGCAGACAAGCAAGGCATAACCGGAAAAAAGGTTGAAGTGTATACCATTCCTTTTAAATCAATTAATATGTATTCTAGTGAAAACGCTGGCAAAGTATTCGATATTAACGCCGAGCTTGAACTATGGACCCGAGCGGGTAAAGTTAAACTCAAAGTTAACAAGGGTGTTGATATTCGAAAGTTAGATCGCATTATTGCCGAGCATATACTCTAAATTGAAAAAAGCCGACCTTGATGTAGTCAAAGGTCGGCTTTTTAATACATATTATTTATTTTGGTCGGTGTCAATCACCACTTGATAATTCTCATCAACATAGCCAAGGAGATCGCCACCGCTTTCTAGGAAGTGTTTAAGGTGTTCTACCGCTTTATCTATCATGGCTGCAATATCATTTTTTGTAAATATCCAGGTCAGCCAAAATGGAAGCTCTCTGTATATCCAGGAGGTTACTTCGGCTTCTTTAAAATCACCCGTCTTTCCTCCAAGCTTTAGTTCCGCTCTCACAACTAATGAGAGGACCAGTTTGTAGATCAAGTCAGTTCTTCCCGCTTTGACCATTCTTTTCAAAGCGAAGTATCCTGCCAAGAAGATCGCTAAAAGAATGATTCCATCTAACCAGTATGTGGATCCAAATTCGATGATCCAGTTTAAAATATTCATAAGCCCTCTCTTTCTACAACGATACAATCACTGTGCGATTTTTGTCATCCCACTCAACTTTGAGGCCTAGGGCTCTTAAATCTTCAGCGCCTATTTTTGTGTATCCATCTATGTTTTCGACTTCCAAGGTCTTTTTTGTGCCTAAAAAATCAAATTTCTGTTGAATTTTATAGACCTCTTTGAGCTCTGGAACGTTTTCCATTTCATAAGAAAACAGTGTGCTACGTCCCCACTTTGTCCACGCTGTTGCTCCTGGTCCTGTCAATGGTGTTTTGATAACACCTTTCTTTGTGCTGTTGGCTTCGATAACCCAACCATCGCCAACATACACACCAATGTGTCCCTGTTTCCAAACGAGTATTCCAGGCAGTTCCGGTATTGAAGAAATCGGTCCATGCGCTGACACCTTTAAGATCATAGAGTTTGCATTCATGTCAGTGTTAGGATCATATGAAATTTTTCCGCCTTCCTCCCACAAGGCCCCTTTGATCAGACCAACGCAGTCGGCTGTTCTTCTGTTAAGCCATTTTTCTTTAATGAAACGTTCATATCTTCCAACTTCCCTTGGGTATTGACGAATCTTTTGAGCAAAAACTGATTGTGTGAGTTGTTGGCCAAACGTTCCCCAGACATATCCCCATTTTTCATTGAGTGCTTTTTTGCAAAATGCAACGAGTTCCATGTTTGTTTTCATGATTTTTCCCCTCCTCGTGAAATAATCAGTTTCACTTGTTCTACATGGCCCTTCACTCGGCCTATTTCTGTCTCAATTCTCTGCCCTCTATCATCATGTCTGAATAACTGCTCTGATATTTCTTTATGTTGCCTGTCGTTATTTTCACCGTTTTTCTCAACGGCTTTTGAAATATCTTCATGCGACATTCGGAGTTGGCTGATTGCATCTGTGAATCTCTGCGCTGCATCTTTGTCGTGCCTTTCAATTCTGTCCGCCTGGGATTCTAATGTATTCGTAAGCAGCTGAACCATATGGGCAACATTTTCATTTGACTTTGCAACTTCCTTAACGCTAAGCGCTACTGTTTCGAGGGCTTGGGTATTGTTTGTGAGTATGGACGCAATTTCTAAATTAGATTTGTTCATTTGGTTGAATGCTGGAACAATCTTTTTCATCGCATAGATCACGATACTCATTAAGACAAGAAACGATACCCCAAGGGCTCCAAGTGTCATATAAGATTCTAGAATTGTTTTGTCCAAACCGTCTCCTCTCTTTCACGCGCGACCCTTGGAGTCAATTTCTACTCATGTTTAGTTCCAGTAAAAAAAGAACCCAACGGGTTCTTGTGTTTGTTTTCTAATATCGGACTTCTTCAAGCAAAGCGTCCATCCTGACAACTTCCTCACTTAGGTCTTTAATTACATTCTTGAGTGTGAGGATTTCTTTGTCTTTTGCCTCGAGTAGGTCAAGGAGCTGTATGGTCGTTTCAAAATCACTCGACATATGGCTCGCCTGTTATCTGCTCGTATTCAGTTGGCGTTATCCATCCTTTTGTGGATACGGCTGTTTTCAGACCAGCCTTATCAATCTTGTTGTTATTATACATTCTTTTCAACGTCTCGTACACATCTACACCCCCAAGCTATCAAGCACAAGCATTTCAACGGTTTCCTTAAGCGCTTCATTTTCTTTTTTTTCTTGCAGTTTCCTCAGACAGTGGTCTTCCCCTTCTGGAAAATTTCCGCTTTCAACGTATCCCTGTAAGTCACCGAGGTGTCTCTGTGGGATGTTCTGCACTTCGCTAAGGCGTTTGAGCTGTTCTTGTGTTGGGACAAAGTCGCTTGTGTTCATAATTGATATGTTGCCATGTTTTGCTTCCATCTCCCTGTAAAACTGCGGCGAATCTGTGTATGCTGTCTTTAAGACACCCTTTTCAAAGTATTCAACTTTAAACGGGCACATCTCGTATTTGTCTTTTGACTTGAAGATCATGACTCTCACTCGCTTTCTGAATATCAACCTTTAATGTTTTTCCTTCTTTGTATATGTAGTCGTTTCTCTTTATTAGCCTATCGACAAAATTCTCGCTCGAGGCATAACTTGCATGGCCATACCAAGAATTTAGAATTTGCTCGGCTTTTTCTTTTGGCATTCTGTTATCTCTAACTAGGTGCTGCATTTTCTTTGTTTTTCGTTTAATGTTTCTTTTAGACCTGTCCCTTAATAGCATGTGTGTCTTATGAATCTTAAACCCAAGGGCGTTTACACCCTGATTAACTGGAAATATCTTCGTTTTCTTTTCGTTGCACTTAAGATTTAGCCGTTCTTTGATAAATGTCTCTAACTCGGCTAAAGTCCGCCTTGCTTCATCTAAATCCTTAGTGATGATGAAAATATCATCCGCATACCTTAGGTAGTATTTTAAACCAAGCTTTCTTTTGGCGTATTGGTCCAGGGGATTCATAGCCACATTTGCAAGTATATGACTGAGTGGGTTTCCCAGGGGTATCCCCCTTTCCGAAATCTGCCTAGCGCTATCGATAATGCGCTCGATGAGCTTTAACGTCTTGGTGCATTTAATCCTTTTAGGAAGTTCTTTCTTTAAAAGGCTTCTATCAATAGAATAGAAAAATCGCTCTATGTCTATTTTGATGATCGTCGCTTTGTCGCCAAACTGCCACGCCGCTTTTCTTAAAAAGTGATGTAGCCTTGTCGTCGCTTTGTGTGTGCCTTTTCCATCAATACATGCATAAGAATCATGAATAAAACTTTTGAAGAATATGTCTTTGATAACGTTATGCACTGCGTGCTGTACTATTTTATCTTGTATTTGGGGTACGTCTACAACTCTTTGCTTCGGCTCATATACTATCTTTCTTCTGTATGTTCCGAACTCATAACGACCTTCTAAGAGGTCTTTTCTGAGCGTTCTTAGATTTGACACTTCAAACGATTTATACTTCACAGCTTCGGATGCATGCCTTCCACCGTTCTTTAAGGTCTTTTCATAAGCCCATTCAAGATTTTTGTAGCTTGTAATCTTTTCAAAAAGTTTCGACGTCTCCGGTTCTGCCTTGGCAGTTAGCGCTACGCCTTTATTAATGTGTTTACACCCTTTCAAGTGAGAGAACCGAACTCTCTTGAACTTATTCAAGCCTTGCGACAGCAACCTTGATCACTGCCGTCATAATTTTAGTTCAGGACTGGGGGCCACGTCCTGTTCGAGTTCACGTTGAACGAGTGATTCACGTTCCCGTTGGACGCACCGTTGTTGCCACGATTGACCCTGCGAAACAGTTCGGTCCTCAATATATTATTTTCTGGTTGATCTGATGTAACCAGATAGCAGTCTGTTGACTTCTTCAAGCTCTCCACGAGCCACTCTATGAAATCCCGTACTTATATACCTTCTTTTCTTCGACAGGTCTATAAGTATTTTCAATGTCTGCAAGTGGCCATCGGCCTCTTGTAAGTATGTGACCCGTTTTGACTTAACACTGTTAGCCAGCGATATAAATTTGAGCAGTTCGAAAAACTCAAGTTTTATCGTTTGGCAAAGTGCATACCTTTCTGACTTGGGATACTTTATAAGCACTGGATAGATTTTATAAAGCAGTTCTTCTGTTTTGGTATATACATTTAGATTTTTTACCGACATAGTACCGTCCTTGTCTTCGCCTCCGCTCAGCCCTGCGTCCTAATCGAGTTTAGAGAGGGGCTATCCGAGAAGTTCAAAAACTGGGGGCCACGCCCTGTTCGAGTTCACGTAGAACGAGAGATCCACGTCCCCGACGGACGCACCGCCGTAGCCACGAAAGACCCTGCGCCACGGTGTTAAGTCTGACGTTTCTTGGCACCACCTTAGCGAACCAGACCCCAATGTGTGGTGCAGGATCATGTCTAAGTCTGTAAGGCCTATGTTCCAATCTTCTACTGTTCCGGCATACTGTGGATAATTCCACGAGCCTGTTTTGGCACGCTCGTGCAGCGGTAGGACGATGCTGTTCCACTCACATTCTGGTCCGATGAGACCTCGGTCTGCATCTCCGTAACTGTCGAGCGGATCGGATGCGCCTCCTGTCATGAGTCTAACTCTGTAGGTTAAGCCGCCTATGACAACTGTTTTGTTCTGCGGTACATCATTAAGGTCATTGTAAAAACGGCCAAGCTTGTTTGCAGACTCGGTAACGAGCGCCCCGCCCGAGAGTACAATCTTGCTGTCTGTGATGCTGTCTATTGTGAAGGACCCGTTGTTAGCACCATTCCCCCAGCCTTTTAAGACAAGTGTGTCTCCAACTTGACCGACGGTATCGGCGTAGTCTGTGTTACTCGTTTCATCACCTAAAAAACCACCGATGGAGCTGTTTATGGAATTGTCTGCTGCATCAATGGAGAGTGTTGTGCCAATGCGACCCTTTGGAGGTACGAGTCCCTCGTCTCCTGATGCGTATACCGCTCCGGCGTTATAAATATCATCCCACGTCACAGAGTGTCGTATCGGCTTCAGTGGGGTGAAACACACCCGCCCCTTCCACATGTATTTTATCCAGGGCGTGTCACTATTGATTGGTGTTCCTGAAGCAATCCCGACTTCCAGTGCAGCGGTCGGTCCGTCGATAAAATCTGCCGCTTGTACAAAACCTAAAAAACCAGCCTGTCTTGTGCCGGCAAGTAAATACTTGTTACCGGGAGACTGCGACAGGTCTGCGATCACTTCTTTTTCGGCCAGGGCGTTGACAGCTGCTATCAGCTCGTCGAACTGGTCGGCGTTGGGCCTTGCTCTTTCTATGGTCATTCTGTTACCTCCTCGTATACGTCAATGATGTGGCCGTTTTGGAATTTGGTGTGGTGTTTGTATGTCTTTACATTGTCAACATCTTCGATTTGAGCCATTTCGCGCAGTTCCGCCGCTTTGTCTTGCTCTTCTTTGATAAGTTGTTCGGTAAGCTCATTGTCTGCTGTAAAATCTTCAATTTTTACTACGTCGTTTGGCTGCCATTTATTAAAGCCTAATTCAGTTTTTAAACTTGAAGGCATGCTCATCACTCCTTTATACAGGTCTAAATATTGTGATATTCCATTCTTCAGCAGTCAAGGCTGCTTGATTAAACTCAGCTGCAGTTAAATTCCATTCATCGAACATTCCAGCGAGCAAATAGCTATACAACCACTCAACAGGCAAATGCGCTGGCTTAATATCTTCAATCTGAGCTTTTAGATCGTCAATTTGCTCTGGTACTCCACCAGTATCGATGAACTTTATTTTTATAGTTCCATCTTCAAACCAAACTAGTACATCCGCACGTTTCCAGGCATCACAAACAGCATCGATTAACTCGAGTGATAGCTTGCCTGTGCCTCGTGCTTTAGCTTTGATTGACGCGCGCCTGTCTTCATAACTTCGAGCATGATTCGTAACGATTCCAAGTTCTTTCTCAAAGAAGTCCAGTCCCCATGTTGCCTTATCTACAAAGAATAGATTGTCTGCAATTTCTTTGATTGCATCCTCGATGTTTTGCATTTTTAAACCGGCGCCATTCATAAGGAGATTGACGAGCACATCTTTTCTCATGATTTTATGTAGGTATCCTAATAATGTATCTTTAAGAGACAATGACATCACCTACCACGGGCATATACTTCATCGGAATTTGAATCGATGCAGAGCCATCGTTAATTAAAAGATCCGCGTAATCGTCTATCCCTTCTGTATCTATGACAATCTTTCCAACCATTGCATAACTTACGCTTGAGGATTTGAATAAAGTCTTGTAGTAAGTTTCAAGTGCTGTTTCGAGATTCTCTTGAACCTGCTCTAATGTATAGCCTTCTGCAGGAACGACTGTAACGCCAACATTAATCGTAAGCGCTGTAGCTGAAATCACATAGGCATGCGCTCCAATTGGTGCTTCGCCTTCTCCCTTTCCTTCTGAATTGGGATCAATATACAATTGTGCTTCAGCAACAACTTCTGAACTTGCAGGTTCAAAATTCCTGTCTACTACTACAATTTCAACTGTATTGGCACCTCTCTCAAGTGATAGAACAACCGCATCTCCAACACCCGAAGTATCTTTTGCCCAAGTTAAGTAGTGATGTTTATTCCCAGATGTGGCCGGTGTCTGCTTTGCTTCGAAGAAACGTATCCGTAATTCTGCATCGGTTTCTTTATCAAATCCATCAATTGCTGCTTCAAGGTTTCGAACCGATGTAATACCTTGAATTGTCGCTGGCATAAATCGAATTGCATCTGTAGGTACATTACCGACTGTTCCCGCTTTTGAGCAAATAATTTTTATGATTTGACTTCCGGTAATTTGATAAGTTTGATCTGGATGATATTGTATTCCTGATTCAGTTTCGAAAATGTCATCCTCAGTAATAGAGCCTGTCCCTACTACTTCAAAGTTCTCACAGTATGCATACGTTGCGAGTTTTCTCTTTATGTACGAATTCTGTTCAACGTACATATCCAGTTCGTCATCTTCGAGATTATTCACATCCCGCTTTGATATAATACTTCTGATTGCAGCCCACAAGATTGCCAGCTGAATTGCTAACGCCTTGAATACATCATAAATCGGATTACCCTGAGTCTTCTCGTACGAATCATCTACGCTTTCCAACAACTCATCATGTATGTTATCTTCGGTTCTATCTGCGTATTTATCATCAAGCACTCTTCTCACCTACAATCAAACTATCTTCATATCCTGTAACAGTCAGCGTACAGGTTATTAAATAACATCCATCTGTAACTTCCACAGTTACATCTGACACCGCTTCAATAAGCACATGCTTCAACAACTGTTCTTCCAGTTGCCGTTCAATCTCGGCACGGACGAATGCTTCAGGAATATCCCGCCTGCCTTTAAACTGTTCCAGTTCCATTCCAAAATCATCGTCATAAACTCTGTACTTCCCCTTCTCAGTTGTTATAACAAGACGCGTCCACTGTTCAACCGCTTCAATGTCAGTTGCTTCAACAAATTTGCCATCGAGTAGCACGTGATTCCCGGAGACTGAATCAAATAAAAAAACACGACCTAGTTCAGTCGTGTCGCTGGCCTCTTCTGTTGATTTTACAAGAGAGCTTACATCAAAATCTGTTGTTGGAAATACCATGTGTGCCCCCTTATCCGATTACACCAATAATGTAAAAACGTTGATTTTCTCTAGATGGCAGTAAAAGCACTGTGTCTCCCACATTTAAAACTGATGCAATTGTAATAGCACCCGCTTGAGTTCCATCGTGATTTACCTTAACAGCATGACTGTGATCATTGGCGCTGTCACCACCATCATTTGCTAGTTCAGTGTTGAAATTCGTAACAAAATGACTCTCAGCACTATACCCTCGCGTATGCAATCCTAATGTTTTAAGCAACGCCACTTTGGGCTCTTTCAGTACAGCACTCCCACTAAATGCAGATATGCACAACGGTTCTACTGTAACAACGATTCCTTCAACTGGTCCAATATAAGGATTCTTACCAATCTCAGAAAGTATGATTCCAAGTTCATCAATCGCTTCCATCGGTCCACCTCTCAATCGTTAATGACATTTTGTGTATCCCATTCAAAACGTCATGTGAATCTTCTTTAATCAGATAGCTGCCTTTGATTTCAGATAAAGGCACATCAAAAGTCATGACACGACCAGATCGTACACTATCATGCCCAAGCAAGTTGATTTTCGTATCTTCGCTAACTTTGTTTCTGAATTTCAATTCATTCTCTGCAATTAAACGCACTTGTGAAATATCGCGGTCATTCAAATCAATCACAGTTTGAAGCATCCCGTAATGCTCGATACTTTCTTCATCTTTTGCTTGCGCTTCCACTTTTATAACCTTGTCCTTTTCAGAGGTAACAAGGACGTTGTTTTTCATGTCTTTCATTGATTTCTTGACATGAAAATCCGCGCCTACTGTTTTGCTGACATCGATATCATCATTTCCATTTGTGTAAACTGCCGATATCATCATTGTGTCCATTTTTTCAATAACAAGCATGCCAGCACGCATTTCAAATCTATATTGAATGCCAAGCTGTGTGTATGCTCTGTAGAGTAGGTCTTTAATGATATCTGACAGCGTCTTTTGCACATAAAGATAGGATACACCCGTTGGTATATCCACTACTTCATGCGGTATTTGAAAGCGTGTCAAGATCGTCTTTATAGCTTCCGATATCATAATCTCGTCAAATTGAGCCGTGGTTTCATTTTTGTTCAAATAAAACGCAAAATCATATGCCACATATGACTGCTTTGAATGGCCATTTTTGTCTTGGTCGACAATAATCCCTCTAAAAACTTCTGTATCTCCATTTATGAAAAGAACCTTGTCACCCACTTCAATAACGTCATAACCAACCATATAACGATCATGCTGTGACAAACCCAATTCAAAAGTGAATTCAACCCCCAGCGTATTCATAGAGCTCTTCCACTTCACGCGCCCGAGCATGCCTGTAAAGTTCAGAGGAGCGACTCCGTTTTTTAGAATATACAACTTATAATCATTTTTCATAAACTCACCTACAAATACACAAATGGATATTCCAAAAGTGGTAATGAATATGCTATGTCCCCATTTTGCATAACACTATGTGTAAATGCACCTACTCGGACTGGCATGTTTAGAAATGTGCTCCCATCTTTCATGGTCATGACAATACGTATTGGTTCCTTAAGTTCCTTGAATTGGTTAAAGAAAAAAATATATAATTTGGGATCAGCCTTAGAACCAGGACTCATAAAATCATACTCGCGTGATGGGAAAAACGATTCAATCGTAAGACTTCGTAATCCTGTATTTCCAATCAATAAAATAGTTCCATACTGTGCAGTCTCGAATTTCTCATCCTTTGACTCCGAGCCGATTTTTATACCAGGAGGGACAATTGGCAATGGCATTATGATTTGATTGTTTCTTGCACTAAATGTAATTTCCAAATTCATCCCTCCTAAGAATTTTTCACAACTCTTACCACTTTAGTTGCTACCGCATTGGCCACATCATCGACAAACTCGTCATCACCAATGACGTTGCCTTCAATCGTCACATGCACTTCTGTCTTACTCTCGATATGTTGAGTCGCGGGCGATTTAACTTCAATCGTTTTATACTGCTCACTAAAATTAAATCCGGCTACAGTTTCTCTTTGTCTTTCACCGGTGTTCGTTTCGTCCTGTGAGTTCGAGTCAAATGGCACACCTATATCTTTCGTCGTGTTCGCCATACTGAGTTGCGCACTACTCATGCTTGGCATAACATCAGAAACCATATTTTTATATCGCTCACGATAGTCATAAGCCTTATAACCAATAAAGCCACCTAGGACATAAGAACCTCCTTTCAAGTCCTTATTGTTTGCACGGGTCAATTCACTGGTGTTTTTATTTGTGGCGTCTACCATTTGATTGACGGAATCCTGCCAACTCGATGCTAATGCAGCATAATCTTCATAAAGTGAACTTTGCTTCTTCTGCACATCCTCTTCGGTATATCCCCTATTAGTTGGGTCTTCGAAGTAATCCTGCCATTCGCTGTATCGCTCATTCTGCTTTCTAAGTGCTGCCGCATCATTTAAATCACCTACCATGGACTCATGAATGTTGTGCTTTTTCATTTCTGCCATGGTGCTTGAAATAGTTGACTTTACCTTATCCCAGTGCTTCCAAATCAAATATAACGATGCGGAAATAGCTGCAACAGCGAGCAAATACGGATTAGCTGCAGCCATTATGTTAAAGCCTGACTGAGCTGTTGCCATGACTTTTATTGCATCTGTGAGCATCGATACTGCCCATATAGCTTCATCTGCAAATATAACAATCTTTGTCGCCACAAATACTGAGGCAATAATTTCACCGATTCCAACAATGGAATCTTTGTTTTTTTGCCACCAATCGAATGTAGTTTTCAAACCATTAATCGTATTCTTAACAAACGCATCAGTACGCCTAGCCATGCGGTCTATCGTTCCATCCTTCTGCCACCTCATAATGGTATCAATGACATTTTGAATTTCTTCTTTAAGCTGTGCGTATGTGGACCCCATACGGATTGTCCCATCTTCATTGATTCCGATGATTTTTGTCATGTTGAGCTTGAAGTTTCCTGTCAGCGTGGACCATAAACCTTTAAGTGTCGATGCCTGTTTCTCAGCACCACCTGCAAATCGCTTATCCATCATGTCTTGAAGGACTTCCATCGCTCTCACCTGATCTAACATCTGCCCTTTTGCATTAAATACAGTTTTTTCTCCATATCGCTTGGCAGACTCCATCATCAACTGATCTTTTCTTATGCCGAGCTCTTTCAACCTTTCCCATTCTCCGACTTGAGCATCGATAATTGCCTCAGCAACTTGAGTGGTAGACTTTCCTAAAGAACCGGCAGAGTTAATTACAGTATCAATCCACCGTTTGCTCGACATACCCATCATTTCTAAACGTGATGCAACATCAATCAAATCACCAGCTTCGTATGGTGTTGAATTCGCTTTCTGGACCATGTTTTGCATTATCACCATGGCCTTACCGGTGTCCTTCACAGCCGTTTCTAGTTTTGCTCTATATCCTTCAAAATTGAAAGCTTCACTAAAACCAACTTTTGCAGAAAATGCAGTGAATGTAACAACAAGTGTAGCCAACAGTTTTGTTGAAGTAACTAATGTGCTTTTTAGACGGCTAGTCATCGTCTGAGTGAATGATCTAACCCTGTCTTGTGCAGCCTTCGTTGCCGTTTTCAACTTTTCGAGTTGACTTCTCTTTTCAATAATGCTTGTGTTCACTTCGCGCAGTCGCCGCTTGTATTCAGCTAATTCCTTGTTATATTGACCTTGTACCACTTTTGCATCATTCACAGGCTTCTTCATTGCAGCCTGTTCAATTCTAAGTTTATTAAGAGCCGCTTTTTCGCTATCTATTTGCTTCTTAGATAACGATAGAGCTGTTCTATACTCTTTCAATTTCTGATTGTAATCGTCCTGACTTTGACCGGCTTCTCTAAGCGGTTTTACTAAGGATTTCTGAGACTGCTCAAGCTGACCTATAGTCGCTTTATGCACATCAATCGATGATTTTACATCAGACATTTTCTTCTTGTAATCAACCAATGCTGCATTGTATTCGTTTTGGGCTTGTTTAGCTTTATTAATTGGCTTCACAATTTGACTTTTAACACGACTAAGCGTATTCAAATCGCTAGTAAGAGTTTTTATGGAGGCTCCAACAGACTGATTCATCTGGGATGCAATTTTCAAACCGTCCTGCATTTTTTTACGTGCTTTGTCTGTAGCATACATGCCTTGACGCGCTCGCTTAAGCGGTTCTGTCAACTGATCTATCAGTGTAAGGGTTGTACCTATGACTTTCCCCATGCTCCACCTCCCATTAAGCGAGAAGGCTAATGCCCTCCCGCTCCATGAATTGCCTTATTCTTTTCAAACTCATCTCTACGATGTTTTTCAACAGAGTGAATTGTAAATAACCGTTTAAGCAAATCTGCTTCTTCTAATTCGACCAGTGACCCGCCATGTGCGTGTACATGTGCTACTGCGTCCCAATATGGATCACTGTTTATGAGTTTTTTACGATTTTGTCCAGGTCACCCATGCCATACTGACCAAGAATTTTCTCACCCACTCGAATGATTTCGCCAACATTGTCATGAAAGAGCGCCTTTATAGCTAGGACAGGTGTAGCATGCCCTTTCTGAAACTCTTCATCTTGCAAAATTGGTACATGCTTTAGGATCAATTGACAAAAGAAATCTACATTCTTTTTTATTGTAAGATCGCCACTTGCGTCATCCATGAAGCCAAGTACTTTATCTACTTGCATTCTTCTACATGGCAAAGCAAGTCCCAAAAGATCTGATTCAACATCGAAAAGTTGCACCTTGTCATCACTACTTTGTCGCGCACGCTCAACTGCTTGAGCAAGCGTAAGCTTTTTCATTTTCTCTTGTGACATGTTTCCTCCTAACTGATACGATCAAGATACTCGATTCCTGAAAATACAAACGAAAGATCTTCTTCTTCTGAACGATTTGCAGCATAACCGCCCGATAGTTTAGTGAATTTTACATTTTTGAGAAGCACACGCTCTGTTTGCTTCCTATCTGGCGTTGGAATCTTTGTAATAATTTTTGCTGGACGAATGACTGGTGGATCAGCAAAGTAATCTTCCATGAGTTCAAATCCCATTGATGTGGTCTTGTATTTCTTGATTTGACCCTTTCCAGACTTACTCATGTAATGGTGTTGTTCCCAGTCTTCTTCGCAAATATTCAGTGCATTGAATTTAATGTCGACTTCAAATTGAACTTCACTGATATCGTGCACTTGATCCGTTCCAATCCATGTTTCGCCATCCGTACCGCGAATAATATCATCAACTGACATTTATGCATCCTTTCTACTGCATGTAAGATTTCACATAGAAATCTTCACCACAGTTTGGCACTTTGATATTTTGCATCAAGAACACTAGGGTTCCAACGCAATTCAACTTCACTGTTGCATCATCCCAATCAACTGCATCAGCTTTTCCGATTGACAAGTTAGCAGCACGTTGTGCTTCAATGTCAATGTACGCTTTGTTCTTGAAACTTCTGTCTAAAATTCCATCATTGGTAAGTGATGCTAGGTATCCATCAATTGCTGGGAGAAGTAGCGCCTGGTTGTCAGGCGTGTTTTTGAACGCACCTTTGTATTCATCGTCAATCGTTGTTGTCACATCGTTGTAAATCAAATCCAGCGTTTCAACGATTGTAATAAACTTGTGGTCATCCGTTTGACCATCACTTAGAGTCTGCAGCGAGTTCACACCGCGTCCCACTCTTACTTTTCCTTCGTCATTGTAGAGAATGAACCCACCATCATTAATGGCAGTATCACGGTCTGCAACTTCCTTTACAGAATCATAACGTCCAATGTACCCATAGACCATAGACTTTGTCAGCGGTGTAACTGCTGCACGCGCTGCCAAATAATGTGTTTCAAGGTTCCCAGCCGTTGCTTCAGACTCACCAGCAAGCGTCACTTCGTCATTCATGAAATTCACAATGTGCATATCATCTGGCGCGACTGCCTGATGCACCACCGCTTTAACTGTTTTCATACGCACTGTATTGTATGATTTGACCCATGTTACCAGTTCTTCTTGGTCCGCAGCGTCACCGCCAGCGATTGCCACCCAGTCGACCTTTATAGCCTCGAACACAGTAAACGCATCTGTAATCGGAGCAGTTGTGTCCACCCGTGACACAATCAACTCACTCACACCACACGAAAGTACATCTTTGATATACTGAACGTTCTCAGCTGTAAAATTCGCTTCTACAATATCTGATGATGTCTTGATGCTTACTTTGTCAAAAGTTTGATCCGTATCGTCAACAATTACAATGCCAACTACCCCACGACTTGATCTCGCAATAGCAGTAACGGCCTTTTTCTCAAAAGCTACTTCAATTACAGGCATTCCAATAGCCATATTGATGCCTCCTTCCTGTTACTTCATATAAGTTTTAATAGTGATATCTTCCATGTAATTCGCATCATCCACTTGAGGTTCAATGCTCTCATATGTTTCAAATTCAATGTCACAGTGCAGTACCTTGTCAGTCACCCTGCATGAACAACCCTGATCTGTATGAATCAAATCATCACCGACTTGAATCTTCATGCCTTCGCTGAACTTACGTTCCAACTGATCCATGATTTCAAATAGTTCAATGTCATTTTCAGTGCGGCTCATAGGAAAATAACTCAACCGCAGTGTAAACGTACGTTTTCTACGATTTAAGCAAATGACTGCACTCTTAGGTGCAATGAATTCCATGAAAAAAGAAGGCCTGTCAAAGCCTTCTGTCACATCATTGCTGGTTACGTGAACACCTTCAAAACTTGATTGTAAAGTGCTCGTCATAGCAAGTACTATATCTTTGTATGTCATTAATCCAACCCGCTTTTCCCGATTGCTTCAGCAACAAAGTCTTCTGCATTCTGATTGAATGTGTCTTTGTAGGCTTCGCTGGCATTCGCAATAACGTGTTTCCCTTTAACGAATCCGCGCTCTTTGCCATCTTTCCCAACAATGATATGGCCATCTTCAACCAAATGCCCATGATTCGAGTCATTTATTGTTTTCGCGTAGGTTCGTTTGTTTTTAGTTTTGGCTCTTTCATATTTGAATCCATCAAAATAACTCCCGGTATGCTCTTCAACAACATTCTCAGCTTCTTTACGCGCTTCATCTCTTAACGCCCTAGCTTCGCTATTGAGGAACTTCTTTTGTGTTTTGTCATCTACATTTTCAAGCAACACCCCCAAATCATTCCCGAAATCTTCAAATGTATAAGCCATCACTCAATCACCACTTTGCACTTAAACTCCCAAAATGAATTGTTTTTATAATCAGGTTGAAAATACTCAATTTCTAGTTTGAGGCCATCATGCATAAAGTACATGTTGCTCGTTGGTGAATCTATGCTCTTTTTTCTACATCTAATTTGATGAGATAAAAAACCAATTGTCTTGCCATCTTCGCTTTCTACTGCATTTCCACCAATCACTTTCACTTCTGCCCAAATGGTCTTCAGAAATTCAAACGAGTTAGTATCTTGACCAAGTTCATTTTTCTTTTGTACGGGACCAAAAACCTCAATTCGTTTATTCAATCTAAGTTTCATCGGCCACCTCATATACACCATATTTCAGCTGAGCGAATGTCATTTCTGCAATTTCGTTAATTTTCTCTTCATTACACGTTAGAGACCTATTATCATACATCTCTCGTGTAATCATTAAAGAGAGCAAGTCAAATTTAGACTTAAACCGTTCATTTGACTTGCTAACTTCATACTTTTCAATTCCAACTGCATCAATCACAACTGCGTCCGCAGCACTTTTACAGAGAGTGATAAATACGTCATCGTCAAAGTCAATCTGTAAAAAATCTTTAATTTGAGCAAGTTCCACGCTTCATCACTCCTTAACTAAGACTACTTCTTCCCTTCCGCTGCTCTTTCAACCGAATCTACCACAGCCTCATCCGCTATTTGTTCAGCCTCCGCCTTTTCCGATGCGCTCTTTCTTGCTACTTTCACTTTTTCAGCATAGCCAAAATCAATAAGCTTCTTTGCGAGTTTATCCGGCAAGTCTCGCTCCTCGTCCTTTTTAAAATCTTTGTAACCAGGACCAGTGCACTCAATTTTCGCTTTAACGACCATTACTTACCTCCCTTATTAGACATAAAAAATAACGCCCATTAAGCGTCATTATCCATTTTCGAATTCAATTTACGAAATTGTAAGCTGCCCATATACAAATGCTTCATCGTCAAGAGTCTGCACATCTTCACGCTCAAGTGCCCTCATTAGCGTTAGGTCATTCTCAAATGCATCCTTGCCTTCAGTTGAAGTCTTAACCGTTACCACCTGACGATCAAACATTACGATGGCCATTTCAAGGTCACCAATGATCAGAGGCGCCTTCACCCCAACAGTTTCATCATTAGGAAGAATAGAATTGTCATAAACATGTACAATTTTCCCTCCAATCTGCTTCTTTGTTGGCTCTCCTACGACTGGCTGAAGAATATAGTTGCCATCTGTATCCTTCATCTTATCTAGCAAGTTAAATCCTGATTGATTCGTTACATAGCAGGCATGTTTAGCATTTTCAGTGTTTAGTGTTTCGTTGATAGCATCTTTGATGTCATCGTGATTCTCAATAGCAGTTTTTGCTTTATTGTTAAGCTCAGCGAGGATTAAAGAGTTTCGCAACTCACGGGAATCATTACCAATCCATTCGTTCAGCTCTGCAATCATATCTTGATCTGAATCCGAGTCAAGTTCATTTGTGATATCATAGATTGCACCATATTTCGTTACCGAATAAGTCAGTTCGCGATAAGTCGGAGTCGGCTTTGTTTCAATTGTAGAACCTTCGCCAATTGCAACGAAGTTCGTACCACCCGCTTTTCTGATGCGGATTGTTTTCTTTCCTTCGTTAGTAGTAACTTTCTTAACCGTGACTAAGTTCTGCAGTGCATCGCTTGCTTCTCTCAACTTGATGATAGATGTATCTTCATCAAATGGCACCGTCGCACCACCATCAGCAACAGTTCCCTCTTTCAACTGCGCTTTGATTTCCAGTTTCTCATCTTCAGTCAACGCTTCACGGCGAACATACTTTGCAAACACTTCATTATATCTGCTCTGAGCTTCAGGCTCTTCACCTACAGCTGGAACAATCGTCTTTGCTTCTTCTTCTTGAAGTCTCGCTTGCACTTGTGCTTCCTCTTCAACCTCTTCCTCTTCAGCGATGGCAAGTTGAGCTTTCAGCATCTCGATTTCACTTGTTTTCGCTTTTACCACTTCAACATCAGTGGATGCCATCGCTTCTTCGCGAAGTTTCTTAATCTTATTCTTGATTTCGACTGATTTTCTCATTCATTTTCCACCTTTCATTACATACAAGTAAGTTCCATTTTCAACTTCAACAGCTCAATGTTTTCCTGAGTCCTACTTTCTGGCTCAAGCTGACTCGCTTTTTCAATGAGGTTCTTAATGCGGATCGGAACATTCTCATACCCTTTAAGAACTTCAATCTCCTCAAGTGATGCCTGGATGTTTTTGTCTTCATTCAAAATTTCAAAATTGAAGAAATCTGCCATTTCAGCAGCGTTAAACCAATGATCCTTTCCATCATCGAGTTTCTGTTTAAGTTCCTCAACAGTATGACCTTCTGCTATACAACTTTCATAAATTGGAATCATGACATCTTCTTCAAACTTTTCAAGCATACTGATGGTTTCTGCATGGCGAACTCTATTGCCATAAGAAGGTAGCATCGGCAAATGAACCATTAACAAGCTGCTTTTATAGCAATAGCGATTCGTAGAAACTAGCGGAAATAATGACGCACAACTTGCACCAATACCATCTAGATATGCATTAATAGTTATCCCTCGCTCCATCGCTCTGATCATTACGGCAATAATACCTTGGGAAGCAGGCAAAGAACCACCCGGACTATTAATATACATATTGGCCATTCCAGTATCACTTAGATTGTCAAAGGCTTCTCTAAAGTCATTAAGTATGACATCGTCATCATCCCATTTATCTGATCCTGAAACGATTACACCATACACCCAAATTTCTGCTAAATCCTCTGTTTGATTTTTCACTTCAATCATGGTTTTTTTCATTCTGAATCACCTTCTTTACTCCACTGCTGTCCCGCCATTTTTGCAGGCATGTAATTGCCATTGCCAATTAACTCATCGCCCCCTTCTTTCCACTCCTTATCTTCCTCTTCTCTGACTTCGTTTGGTGTTAAAATCATATTATTGACCGCTTTTGAATACGTTTCAATCCGTTCTTTAAAATCGCCACGTAGCAATATCCGAACGTCAAATTTGAATCTAACGCCATCGTACTTGTCTTTCTCGCTCAGAAGCTTCGAAGTCAATTCCTGTTCATAAACCGTCAATACAAACAACAATGACCCTTTGTACCACAATTGCTCTTGAACACCAGAATTTGCGAAATTTCCATTCTCAAAGTCATTTATCTGTTGAGGTGAAAGTCCAAATACGCCAGCGATTTGAGTTGAATTGTATTTATTCAATTCTAAAAACTGCGAATCAGTGAGTTTTGAGCTCAAATTTTCAACGTCCATCCCGATTGGTATAGGTAAATACTTCCCAGTACTTTCGGCATTGAATGATTCCATTTGTTTAATCAATTCACGTTCAGCTTTTGGGTCCAGCTTTCCAGTATACTTAATTACGATGTTGTCCCCAACCATCCCGCTTTCTGAAAGTTTCTTGAGAAACTCATTGTTGTTCAAATTACGCTCGATATAACTTCCAATCATATCAATCGCTGGGACACCTACAATTCCAAGACCACCTGATGAGTGCCAATTTTTGAAATGAAGAACATCATCACTGCGCAGCAACACTGGTTCGCTTTTTTGCGGCCTATACTGATACCAGACTCTGTATGATGATCCAAGCAATCCTTTGTCATCCACATAAACTGTCACATCATTATCAGGCAGAATTCTAAAAGCTCTCACATCGCCCTTTGCATCTCTTTTCACATAAACATAACAATTGCCCTTATGATTTCTGTTATATTCTACGTTCGCCCAAAAAATAGCAGCTGTTTGATACTCGTTTGGCTGAACCGTTAGAAGATAAACAAGGTTGTTTTCAATTTTCCGTTTCCCACCCTTTTCGCCTTTTTCGTATAACCATACTGGCAGCTTACCGATGGTTTCAGAAAGTATTTTCAGGCACTTGTAATATGTGATTTCCTTCTCTTTACTGCTTATATCAGGCAGTAAAAGTGATAAAAATGATGATTCTGAGACAGTCAAGTTGCGAACTTCTCCCTTGAAACGGTCTTTAAGATAGCCCATCATTTCACCTTTCTTTCAGGCAGTGCAAGCAAAACACTCGCAATTCCACACAAAACAAACCCTAAAACATAAAAACCAACCACTTTATTTATCAAAAAACTTGCTTTTATGATAAAAATGAATCCAAAAACGAAAAAAAGCTCGCTTATATTTGAAATAAACCAACCTAAACTCCTCTTCATTCGATTCATAAGCTCAAATTTATGCTTATTCCGCTTTTTCTTCACTTGAGCCCTCCTTAAATCTTTCAAACCAGTTTTTAATACTTTCTGACGTGTGTTCACGTTGAGCAGATGCTCCTGTATTGAACATCGCACGACTAAGCGCCATTAACATTGCAATAATCCCATCAATCTTATTTTTAGACTTTGATTTATCGTATTTCTTATTGCCGTGGGCATCTTCAGTTGCCACAACATTGCCTGCCATCCAAGTCAACAGCTTATTTTCTGCAATAATTAGCCGCTCATCTAATAACATGATCTCAAAGTCTTTGATAATTGGACTCATCGACTTATAACCCTGACCAAACTCTGCAACAATATAGTGCTCTTCAAGTCGCTGTCTTATATCTCCAGATCCCCATCTATCAAATACGATTTCATCATTCTCAAACGCATACTTCGCATCATTATCACCAACATAATTGAATAATTCTTCATTATTCACATAAGTACCATTCAAAAGTATCAGATCACCTTGAGCAGCATACACATCATACCGGACTTCATCTCTTTCAGCTCTTGTATGCAATGTATCCGTAGGTGTAAATAAGTGCGGATATATGATGAATTGGTCTTTTTCTTCATCGTAAAAGACCTGGACAAATGCTACAATATCTTGAACATAAGCCATATCAAGCCCACCCCAGTATTTCATACCTTTAAGGTCGTTTAAATCTACTGGTTTTATGCACTTTCTCCAAAGTTCAAGATCAATGGCATTTTCGCCGTTGATGGCCACATGCTGATTAAGATAGAAACGCCTTGCTTCAGCTTCAAAACTCTTAATCCGACTTGCTTTTTTCATAAAATCTATTAGATCTTTGAATTTTCTAAATATCCCCAGTGCTGGATTGGCTTTGATTTGTTGCTCTATGTCCATTAAGTCACAATCTTTATCAGCTTCATAGATTGCAGAATAAAACGCCTCATCTTCAAACTCGCCTCTTTCAATTGCCTTAGCGTAGTTATAAAGCTCCATCTCTAAGTTATGCGGGTTGCTCCCGCTGGATGCTGTAGTGGTACAAAACAGTAACGGATCGTCCCACAACCCCATACCAGTACGCATTTTTGTATATGCATCATTATTCTTATATTCGTGAACTTCATCAAGAACAACGCAATACGCCGCATAAGAGTCGAGTCCTCCACCTTCATTCGATAATACTCTCAGATAGCTATTTGTTGATTTCCGAAACATCAATTTCTGAGATTCTGTAATCTTCACATGCTTCTTGAGTACTTTATGATTCTTAATCATTAAGTGAATTGTTCTGAACAGGTTCATTGCTTGCTTTTGATCATTGGCAATAATTATGTATTCAGCCCCAAATGTATCATCTGTAAAATAGAGATACACCATAATCCAGGCTACCAATGAACCTTTGCCGTTTTTTCGGCTAATATCTAAAAGACCCTCGCGATGTTTGCGAAGGCCGGTATCTTTGCTTTTCACACAAAGTATTTCAGTCACAATTTCGAACTGAAATAAAAGCGGTTTAATTTTTTGACCTTTTTTGCCTTTATCAAGTTCTAATTTTGTGATGAATTTATAGAACTTTCGTGCTTCATCCGCATCATAAAAACACTTGTCATCATCCCACTTGCATTGCAAACGCTTGATTTCAACTTCAAGGTCATACTCAACTTGAACAATTCGATGCATCTCTAATCGTTCTTTAAAGTTCACAGCCCCCCCCTCCCCTAAGAAATCATATTTTCCATTTCCTCATCATCGGGATCAATCGGGATAACTATGTCTTTCAGTTTTGCGCGTTCACGTGGTGTTAACGCAAATTCTTTTACAAAACTCAACATCGCTTTCATGCTATCTCGCGCAATCGAAATTTCTGGAATCTGCTGTCTGTATCCAGAATCAGTTTCAAAACATAGTTCTTTGTTTTTCTTGATAGCAACTTCAGCTTGTATCCACCGCTGATAATTTGCACAAAGTGCTATTAGTGAAATCTCATCGCCATTTTTCCATTTTCCTTCTTCATAAAGCATGTTCGCTATTTCATAGTATTTATCTTTCGCCGGCTTTTTCAAAAAAGTTGGCGGCTTTGCAATCGGATTCGTAATCTGGTCCAAGAAACCACCCCTTTCGAAAAATCCAAAAAAACTTACACGAGAATATGGAGTCGGTGTTCAGTTTTCTTTTTAAAACCTTTTTGTACCCCCTACCCCTTTTAAAAACAAGCAGGATCTACATTCCAAACTCACTTTCAAACCTCTTCAGATACTCAAATAGAACCGATTGAAGTCGCTTCTTTTCTTCTGC